GGATTAGTCGTAGAAGAGAACGACAAAACTATAACACTTGTAAGTCACATCTCAGGAAGTGATACACAAGTAGATATAGATGGGAGTCTCGTATTGGATAAGTCTTGGATTAAATATAGAAAAGATTTACCATTACCTAAAGAGACAGTAAATAAATTAAAAACATGGTTATTGGAGAACGCAGATGCCCAAAAGGATAGATAGAGAAAAAGAATTAAAATTTATAGAGTATTACACAGAAGGTGATACAGCTGGTAATGCATCAGCTAGCGCAGCTAAAGCTGGATGGAAAGATGATTCTAGACAAATGGGTTACTATCTTAAAAACAAATACGTTGCCGAAATCAAACAAAAGAATGAAGAGCGTATATCATCTACATCAGGACTCGCAATATCCGTATTACAAAACCTATTACATTCCGAGCAAGACAATGTCAGACTCAATACAGCAAAATTAGTTTTAGAGATGGGTGGTTTTAGTTCTCAGAATATAAATCTGAATGTGGAGAAAGGACAAAATAAAACTGACGAGGAGCTAATAGAAGAGTTACAAGGCCTAGTTAGCAAGATTCCTGCTCTAAAACCTAAGTTAGCAGCAATTAAGGACCACACAGAAGAGGAAAAGGTTGAACAGCCTTCAGAAGCTTCTGAGATGGACGAGAAGAGACTTACGCATTAGTGGGTACTATTGGTATCACCTACCCCATTTAAATTGGATTACGAGCATTCTAGAGCCTGTTTTTTTTCATTAATTATTTTTTATTATAATTTTTACAGGCTTCGCTAAAGGTTTCTATAAATTCGTAAAATTTTACAGCTAACGACCCATAAGAACATCCTTTTGGATGTTTTTTAGCTAACTTTATCAAACATTCTATTGCTTCCATCTTATCTTTTTTATTATCGAACTGTCTCATAAAGCAACCAAGGTCTGAAGATAGGGCATAAAGCTCAGAATCCCCAAAATATGAAACTCTATTCCTCACAACACCTCTTAAGTATCCTTTCCTTTTTTCATAATCTGTTGTTTCTGTGTGATAAATAACAGTATTTATAAATCTTTCTATAACTTCTTTTTTTTCTTCCAAAGTTTCTTTTTCAACAATCTGTTCTAAGATATTTTCTGATGTATCTATTGATTCATATATTCTTTCTATAGAATGTTTTTCTGTTAATTTTTTTATATTATTTAGTCCGACTTTATTAATCTTTGCTGTTAATCCATATTCAGAAAATAATTTTTCCATAAATTTTTTTATCTTTGTTGGAATAAAGTTTTTAGATTTTAATTTTTTTTCTTGTTTTTCTAAATCTTTCTGTATCTTTAGTTTTTCTTCTTGTAGTGTTTTTATGGTTTTCTTTTTTGTTTCTAGTATTTTTATTTCACCAGGCATCTTATCTGATTTACCTTGATTACATGTTTCGCAAGTGGCTCTTAAATTAGAGAAATCTGACTTGCCTCCATGTTTTACAGGAATTATATGGTCGATTACTAATTTAACATCAGGGGCTTTAGCTCCACAATCACAACAAGTAAAATTATCTCTTACTAAAACGTCATGCCTTAGCCCAGGCCTAATGTATCTTGGATTACTTTTATTCATCTCCAATCTTAGATAAAGCACTATTCTCTATATCCTTTATCTTTTCTAGAACTTTCATATATTGTTTTTTAAATTCCATATAACCTTTTTTATCATATCCCATAATTTCATATCGATTATTGTCATCATATATAAACTGTCCAGTACCCTGACAATGTTCACACTTCACAATTTTATCACCACTAGTAACAGAACCTCTGCCTAAACAAAAAGGACACACATTATCCATAACTTCAGAGATGGCAAGATTAACAAATGCACGCACCAATAACTTATCACTAGATACTAGTTTATCTTTTTTATCTTTAATAAATATATCAGCACAATCTGTAAATATATCGTCAAAGAACATTGCTCTTGCATAATTGTTATCTGTGTACTTTGCTATAAGAAAATCATATTCTTCTGTGTTCAATCCCCTGCTCCCTAAAAATGCAGCTATATCCTGTGCGGTAATAGCATCGTGGTTAGCAGATGATACCTCATAATTCATTGATTTGGCAGTTAAAAGTGTTAATAATTCAACTTTCATTCTCTCTCTCCTGTAATCTTTTCTTTTCTGTTGCGGAACGAGATGTAAGGTGTTGTAAATATTTTTCTCCATCCTTTTTATATCTCTCAATCATGTATACTTGCATGGCGTAAGAAACGCCCCAAGGAAAACTACTATCACTTTCTTGATGTGGCTTAGGTAAACTGTCTTCTATCTTATATAGTATACTTCTTTCTTCGCTAGTAAATCTAGTAGATGATTTAACAAGAGAGTGCCAATAAATTCTGTCATTACTAATTCCATTCTTAGCCCAATACTTTTTACTCATCAGCTTTCCATATTCTATATTTCTCTCTAGCTAATGTTCTATATCTACATGGTACATTGTTCTTCCATGCATACCTTCTAACAGAATCTACTATATTGTAATCGTATACAACAAAAGATTCTCCTTCTTTCATTAATATAAAAGCATCAACATATTCTTTGTACTTCCATGGCCTTCCGCCCTGTCTACTAGGTACAGGAATATTATTTTCTATTTTTATTTCTTGCATCTTTTACCCATGTTTAATAAAAATTCTTGAAATAAATCTACTTTAATTTCTTTATGTTTTTTGTTTGGTTTTTTATCATCAGAAACTCTTTGTTCATCCACTCTTTTTTCTATTGGCATTCCATGTAATATCTTTAATGCATCTACAGGCCTTTTAACAATGTAATACCATTTATAAAACTTTTTTCTAAACTGATACATGCCATCGGTAATCAAATTATTCTCAACTAAGAATTTAAACATAGCTATTCTGCCATTGTAATTACAAATGATATCTATGAGACAGTCATCGCCTTTAGTAAAGTGAACCAAAACTCCTTTATCAGTTAAGTTTTTCTTTACAGACTTCTTTAAACTCTCGAAGTAGTTCTTGTTGTCTTCCAAATTTATCCTCCCATGTACGGGTTCCTAGAGTGTGTATACCCTCTCCTCCTTGATGATGATGATGACAAAGTGGTATAAAGTCATCACTTTTCAACGCCATGCCAGCACCAGTTATGTGATGAATGCATGGTTGAGTATACACACCATATTTATTCTTACATACAATACAGCCGTAATCGACAGCTAGTTCATATAATTGTCTTGTAGCTTTATTAGGTTTCTTCGCCATTCATAAAGAAATCCATAACATCTTTTACTTTTACAAGCATACCTTTAGATGTATTTTCATCTCCTCCTTTTATTAGCTTACCTTTTCTTGCTATCTTTTTCATGTCCTCAATAGGCACAGTTAATGTAAAACACAACTTGTTTCCTTTATAAAATGAGACTACCCAATGTTCTGCATATGTTGTAGCAATACCGCTTTTCTTACCTCTAGATTCAAACTCAACAAACATGTTGCCAGTCTTGGCCCATTGGTCTCTCTCAGCTTTACATTCAGTCTTACCTTCAATCAAATCATGCATTACTTTCCCATAAAACTTTTCAGATATTACTCCAAAATCTAAATCATATCTCCAATCATTGTTATGTTTCATCCGAGTTCTCCATACAATTTTTTCTCACCACGCAGGTTAGCTGAGTTAGTTCTAAATAAATTACAAGCGGTTTCAATACTGCTGATATGATGGCGCAAAGACAAATACTTTTTCTTTTGCTCTTTAATCAAAGGTATATACTTAACTACATCCTTATGTGATTCAGCCATTGATTCTCTATCTCTTACAGTAAGTTTTTGACCAGCGGTTTCTAAAAATACTGTAGCTTTAGTTATCTTATGCATAGATTCTAGATATTGATACTGAGCCTCAGCCTCAGCAAGTTCAGCACCTTTCTCTCTAATCTCTATCACAGCTTTTTCTAATTCCTCTTCACCCAGTCTAATCATTTAACTATCTCAGGTTTTTTATATTTCTTTTGTTCAAGTAAATCTAAAATTACTTTAATATCTGCTAATATTTCACCTTGACCATCCCTAAACCCTTTTGGATAATCTTCTTCATTCCAATTATCCTCATTTTTTGCATCGTAAACTCTATAAAGAACTTCAATTTCATTAATAGCATCAATCATATCTTTTTCATTTATGTCATTTTTTGTTATCATTTTTTTGCTCCTTTTTTTTATTTTTTCTAAATATTTCATCAAAGTTTTTGTTAAACTTTTCAGTATTTACAGGCCTATATCTATCACCTTTACCAGCTTGCAACATTATTTATTACCTATTAGTTTTGTTTTTAATTTATCGGGAAGAGCGGCAAAAGTTTCCTTACTACCTTCTTCTAAATATAGCTGTACAAACTTATCTTCCAGCTTTTTAGTTTGATATTCAGGTAACTTATGCATCTCTAACCCGCCCAATCTATTGTATATAGCCTTAGCTTTCTCATCTTTAACATCTTTACGTTTAAAGAAATCATTAAACATACCTCTAATGGTTTCCTCTGATGTTTTTAGAAACTTAGATAGATGACATATTTGTGGTTTCCACTCGCCATCATCAGTTTCACAATGCAAAAGAAAGGCAGACATACAATCATCTAAATCATACTTTTGTAAACTTAGCCAAAACATACCACGCTGTACGTTATTTATCTTAGCTTGTTTAGGATATGTATTCTCAATCACATCCATAAAAGAATTAAATTCCCTCTGATTCATTCTCTTTTTCCTCTACCTGTTTCTCAAATGCAATAATAGCATTCTCATTAGCAATCTCTTCTAAATCTTTATAGTTTCCTTGCTCCTCATCATATAATAGTTCTTTTACTTTACTCATTTTGTACCTCACTTGTTATTTAATGTGATTATATATGTGGTTATTTCAATAATCAACTTGTTTTTAAAATTATTTATGATAATATTATGGACATGAAAACAATATTGGAGGTCAATATGACAAAATACACATACAAAGGAGGTAGCTGACACCTTATCTAAGGTAGATATAACAGGTATGGTTGAGACTAAAGGTAGATATTCTTATTTACCATGGGCTTACGCAGACCAAATCATGTTACATTTCTATCCTGAATATCAGGTTAAATGGTTTGCCCCTGAAAAATACGAAGATGGGACAATGCTACTCAAATGCATAGTACATATAGGTAACTTACATAAAGAAGCATTCTTGCCTGTTTATGATAATAGTTACAATGCTATATCTAATCCAAATGCAAGTGACATACAAGACAACATGCAACGATGCATGGTAAAAGCATTCGCTAAGTTTGGACTAGGTCTATCTTTATATCAGAATGGCTCAACTACACCTAACAAGTTACCATTCTTACCTAAAGAAGAGACTAAAGTAACTGATGACAACCTTGTAGCAATACAAAATGCTAAAGATGTTGAGAAAGAAATAGAAAATCAATTAAAAACAGGGGGTATTGCAGATGGTAGAACCGATGAAAAACAGTTCGGTAAAGTCTTACAATCTTCGTAGCTCAATGTTTAAGGCCTATGCATTTGGCATGGACACTAAACGTGAAGAGCAATTGAAGTTGGATTTGGCTGGTGAAGTCAAAGAAATACCGCAAGAAATGATGTGCTATGTAGACTATGGTACAGAACATGAAACATGTGGTATTGGTAAATGGATATTAGTTAATAAGATGGCTGCTAGAGATTATGGCGACAATCAACAAAACTATGTTATCCAGGATTGGCTAAACCTAAAAGAAGATACTGTAGTAGATATCAGTACAACACCCGATGGTATCAGCAAGGACCAATCTACATTAATTGAAGTGAAGTGCAGCAACATGGGGAAATCTAATTATAAAGAGTTTCCTAAGCGTTATTTACCACAAATAGTGGGCCAAATGATGATACTTAACATGCTAGGCACGCCTATCAAGCAAGTAGATTTAGTCAATTGGACACCATTGGCTACCAAAATATGGAGATTTGAGAGAAATCAAGACTATGAAAACTATCTCATTGACCATTTAGAAGAGTATAGTCTTGCCTTATTAGGTAAAAAAGAACTACCTGAAAAGAAAAGAAGATACACAGGAAAATTAAACTTTGACCTTATCTATGGAGGATAAAATGGCAAAACAATACATAAATATATTTATAAATGACAGAGCATATGGTAATGAAACTGATGCTTTCTACAAGAAAATAGAGGGCATCAAGGCGGAAAAACCATTCGCTCCACCTTTTTTAAGCAATCCTAAGTTTGTAGCTAAAGAAGATATCATCATTCCAGCTGGCAAAGTTATGGATATAACCTTGTGGTTCAACGAGCGTGATGGCAAAAGAAACGCAAGTATCTGTGTTAAACCTGCAGAAGATACAGGCAAATACAGTAAAGCTAAAGAAGATATTAAAACAATAGAAAGCGTTTTTAATGATGACATCATAAAAGACGAAGACATACCATTCTAAGGAGGACATATGAGTAAATACGACCCTGATTACTATGATAAAAACAAGGACAAGATGAAAGCTAGTAACAAAATGTGGTACGAGAAAAACAAAGCAGCTATTCTCACTAAGATGCGGGAGAAAAGACTCAACAGAACTGATGAGGAAATCCAGCAAACAAGGGAAAAGCGCAGAGAATACTACCAAAAGAATAAGGATGCATTCTTAAGTTACAGTAGAAATAAATACCAAGAGCAGAAAGCTAAGATGGCCGAGCTAGAAGCAAAGGTTAAACAAATGGAGGCAAACAATGCTAGAGAAGATTAGAGAAATCTGTTATAATGCACCTGACTGGGTACAAGGGATACTTATCATAAGCGTGATAGCTATCTTTTGGGACTTAGTCTTATAACTTTTTATCATTTTGTTTATCTCGGGAGGGTGAAATTCCCTCCCACCTAATCTATAAAATCATCTCCCCCTAATCTATAAAATCTTTCCCCCCTAATCTATAAAATCGTCTCCCCCTATATATTTTTTTTGGTTCATGAAAATCAATTTTGATGCATTAGTATATTAGAATATTCTAATATTCTTATTTAGAATCATTCTAGAAATCTATATAAAAATAATTGTTTTTTTTATAAAAAGTATGCTAAGCTTTCTATATGAAACTTAATAAAGAGGTATACAAAATGAAATATAAAAAACTTAAGTACAATGTAGATTTTTTGATAATGGAAAATAAAAATAAATTACGTTCATTATTAAAAAATAGCAATGAAGAGACAATCGAGACTGTTAACACCATATTAGAAAATTATGTACATCTTATGGCGGCTAAAGCTTGCGATATTTCAGCAATCGAAGGCAACGAAGCTTTCCAAATAAAACAAATCAAAGGGGGTGAATAATGACAAGCACAATTATATATGAAGGGCCAAGCCTAATTGATAATAAGCCAATAATCGTTGTATATCAGCCGCAAGGGCGTAACTCTAAAATAGGTGATATGGCACAAACTTGGATTATTAGAAGTGACATTGACCCAATAACAGCAAACCGCACGGGGCAAGACTATTCAATATGCGGAAACTGTCCACATCGTGGAAATCATAAACTAGCTGCAGAAATCAAAAAAGCTTGTGGAATGGCTCCAGAGCGTTCCTGCTATGTTAACCCAATGCCAATTCTAGCGGTATATAAAGCCTATAAGAAGGGCAATTATAAAAAGCTTAATTATGGTGATAATTTGTATCCGCTCGCAATGCTTGGAGCTGGGCAAGACATCCGCATTGGTTCATATGGTGACCCTGCAGCCGTTCCCGCTAAAGTATGGCAAGGCTTGCTAAGGTTCGCAAAATCTCACACGGGCTATACTCACCAGGCAAATATTAAAACTTCATCATATGAATACATTAAGAAGTTTTTAATGACATCATGCGAAACGCTAAAACAAGCAAAAACCGCATGGCGTGAAGGGCTAAGAACATTCAGAACGATATCGGATATATCTCAAATATCAGATAATGAAAAACTATGTCCCGCAACGATTGAAGGCTCAAAAACAACCTGCGAGAAGTGCAATAAATGCAATGGTGAAAATTCATTCAAATCGATTGCTATAGTAGTGCATGGCAATGGGGCAAAATACGCAAGGGGGCAAGCATGAAAATTAATTTTGAATTTAAAAATATAACAGAACTAGAAGAGTTATTTTATTGTGTTGAAAATATAGCCGATGATTTAAAAGAAGAATTTTCATCTTTTGAAGGAACACCACTAAAAGAAAGCATGGCATTGTACGAAGTGATAAAAAGACTTGAAGTTAAATTATTAAATGAAAAAGCAAAAGCGGGGGAATTATGAAAACATGGCCTAAATAACACAATATTAGCCCGCTGAAATATGCGGGCTTTTTAGTGTCTATCTATATTAGAATATAATAATATACTAATATAAAATTAATTATTGACATAAGTATTATTATCATTTAATATCCATATTGTTAGTATTAAATAATTTTTTATTACTAGCATATTGTTAATAAAAGACCAATCCAGGGGCCTTAGTAGAATAGCTAAAGCGGACGCTTTCAGTAAAAACTCTAAGGCCTTTTTTTGCGGTCCTAAACATTAGAATATCCTAATATTCTTATACGAGTAAAATTAAAATCTGATGGCGGGGAAAAGGCCCTAATGCCTTATTCTATATACTAATACATTACTATAGTAAGCAATAATAGGCTTATTTGAGGGTTTTACAAATCACGCACGCTATAGACTGGATAAGTAATAGACGTATATATATTAACACTCACACG